TTCGTCTCGAATATATCAGTCATCGTATACTTTAGCAATGATAAACTAGGAAAATGGTTTATACGCAGGGGAACCTACGGTTCCCCCTGCAACCCCCTCCCTTTATATCGGTGATGATTTTGAATTTATTGTGACATTTTATTTCTCTAGAGCAAAACCCGTGGTATAAATAAAGCACCCATGCGTACATTTGATTAATTTTTGCCAGTATAAAGGGAGGGATTATAAGGGGTAAGCGAAGCGAAATCCGTAGGTTCCCCTACTTACGGTCAAATACAACAAAAAAAATACTAAAATAAACAAATGAATTCAATAAAAGAAACAATTTACGACCTAGTGCAGAATGAAAACATTCAAAACGAAATCAAACAAATATTCAAACCTTTTGGCGTAATTATTTACAATGAAATTTATTTTTACATTTTGCTAATACTGGTTTATTGCGGTCTTTTATTTCTGGCAGTTTTAGGAACTTTATTTTATCTGATAAACATCCATAAAAAGTTATCAAAGATAGAGATAAATATATTGGGTAATACTATATAACAAATGAGTACAAGCGCGCATGGTGAAGCAGTTTATGGAAATACAAGTTCGCAAGTGGCAGGTGCCAACGGGGCAATTCATCAAAATCCAATTGGCGGTTCACCAACAATGAGTCCTCCAACAACAATGGCTGGTGGTAGACGTAGTCGAAGAAACAACAGTCGCAGAAACAACAGTCGTAGACAAAGAAACCAGGATGGTGGAAGACGTAGTCGAAGAAACCAGAATGGTAACAGTCGCAGACAAAGAAACAACAGTCGCAGAAACCAGAATGGTAACAGACAAAGACAAAGAGGCGGAAAGTGAATGGGATCTTTTGACCAATAAATAATATAATGGCTAGCTTTGAACAAGATATGCGCAAGTGGGCGATTCTTGACAATAAGATTCGTGCATCCAATAATGAACTGAAAGGATTGCGTAGCCAGAAAGCTGAAGTTGGTTCCTCTATTTGCGAATTCATGAAAACCAAAGGTTTAGAAAACAAAAAAGTAGATACTGGCGACAGCATTATTTCATTTTACGAAAAGAATGAGTATCCTGCACTAACCTTTGGATACATTGAAAAATGTTTAGGGGAAATTATTTCGGACAAAGACAAGATTGCAATAATCATCAAACATTTGAAGGACAAGAGAGAAATCAAAAAGTCCAACGATTTGCGACGACGATTTAAAGACACTAGTGGACATGAAACTGATGGCGACAATTAGTGGATAAAACTGTGTACAATATATAATAATATTATATACTATACTGTTAATATGAGTATTATAGCAAAATCACTGCAAGTTGAAAATGCAGAGAAACAAATCATAAGTGGTGGATACAACGTTAATGAACTATTGAACGTCGATGGTGAACAAAGTGGTGGTGGTGGTTCAGATGTTTTCAAAGACATGCAAATACCGCTTGGATTATATTGCGACGATGTAATTGTCAAAGATTTTTATAAAAGTGTAAAGTCCAAAGTAATTGATAATGATTTTTTTGACACGCTTTTTGATATGGTTTCCAAAACTAAAAATAAATCAACCAGGAGAGAAAAAGTAAACCCAAATAAAATTACTAAAAAAAAAAGGGAACCTTAGGTATTCAGCAAAGTTTATGTCTTTTGAACCCTCCTCTTTAATTCTGTATTTTGTTATAAAAATACAGGGAGGGGTCAAAGGGCGTAAGAGAAGCTTTGCTTCTCTGAATACCTACGGTTCCCCTTAAAATTGAAATCTTTTTTTGCATTTTTACAAAATGCATAAAACACAGTAAAAGGAAGTAAAACACAGTAACAAAGTAAAAGAAAAAATGCACTCATCAGCCGCCGATTTCATGATTGACGACCTCGTCGACATTTACGAGATTAAAAAGAAACTGGTTGAACAAAGCGTGAAGCGGTTACTTGATGTGCATTTGGGTAAGTATGTTCCAGAAGAGGGCGAAGTTGTTAGATTATGGGAGCCGGCTGAGCTTGAGATAGTCGCGAGAAGAATTGCGCGATACAATATTGAAAAACTTAAATTTCAAGAGGAAGAGAAGGAAGATTATGAAGAATATGAAAAGTATTATGAAGAGAAAGAAGAAAATTAAAAATGTTGTATAATTGTATTTTGTATTTTGTATTTTGTATATTTAATTTAATTTAAAAAAAAGACAAATGTCTTTTTTTCTCTAAAAATTGAAATCTTTTTTTAATATTTTATAGAAAGCATAAATTATAATAAAAATGGATTGTTCATTAGAAGAAGAAAGCAAAAGATTGATAAGCCTATTTCACGAGCTTATTGAGTCGGAGGAATGCCAGGGTCTCCAGTATAAGTGTTTATTAGCTCCCCTCACCAGTATTATTAACAACAAAATTGCATTGGATAAAATGTGCCAATTAAACACGGTGGGGTTTGAAAACATGTATAAACAACATTTTATTGAAAAAAGAAACACATTTACACTTGTGGTTGACCCATACCAGAGCATGTGTATGGAATTTGTCATGCGAAAGTGGCATTAAACAAAAATCATAATTGCATCATAATAAAAAATAAAAAAAATAAAAATAAGGTCATTTGACCTTTTTTTACGCAAATAATATTTATAAAAAACTTAAACAAAAAACTCAAAATACACAATATAATATCTTAAAATGGAAGCCGAGAAAAAGAAGAAGGGAAGACAGACAAAAATCCAACCAAATATCAAGATTGAAGTAGTTGAAGTGGTTGACGACCCAAAAAAGAAAGGCCGAAAACCCAAAGGCGGAAAATTGATAGCAAAACCTGTTGAAAATGCAGTCCCCGAAGTTCCATTAGCAAATATTATATTGCACTTAAAATGCTCATTCAAGGATTTGATTGAATATAATTCCAAACAAAATTCACTAGCATCTATTTCTTATAATCCCGACGTGCCAAATATTATGACATACAATGCAATTGAAAACGATAATTTTTGCGCTTATGGAGAATCCAAGTCGGTAAATAACAATGCATACGACTCGGAAACTTATGTTTGCAAAGTATGCAACACAAAGGAAACAGACGATGATGCAGTTAATATTAAAGACATCAATGCAAAGTTGAAAAAGTTAAAAATAAACTTGTACAAGAATAATATGGCGGACAAGAAATCGGCCTGTTTTTGGTGCACCTATGAATTTGACAATCCCGCATGCTATATTCCCAAATACGAAACTGATTCCGGCATTTTTGCATATGGGTCATTTTGCAGACCCGAGTGCGCGGTTGCCTTCTTATTGAAAGAGGGATTGGACGATTCCACTAAGTTTGAGCGTTATCATTTATTAAACCAGATTTATGGAAAGATTTATGATTACAAGAAGAACATCAAACCCGCGCCCAATCCTTATTACACATTGGAGAAATTTTACGGAAATCTTTCCATCCAGGAATACCGCAAATTGTTGAAGACAGAGCATATGCTTTTAACCATTGATAAACCACTCACGCGAACTTTACCCGAATTGCACGAAGAGACTGACGAGATGATTTTGAATGTGGGTGCCAATGTAGGTTCATACAAGGTAAAGCGACAAAGTGAGAAAGTATTGGGGCCAAGCAAGTCAAATATTATGTTGTCAACTTTTGGACTTATGCAGTAAGTAGGGGAACTACGTATTCAGAGAAGCAAAGCTTCTCTTACGCCCTATGACCCCTCCTTTTGTAAAACCAGTTATCATATCCAAAAATGACAAATAGAATTTCCAAAAACATTTATATATAAAAATATTTTATAAAATACTTTTATATAAAAAAAATGAATGATGTATATAATATATGAAAAAATGAATGATTTCTATAATATGAATGTAGACCCATGCAGTTATTCCAGCATGTTTTTTGCAATCAATGTCATGGTTAATTATTGGTATGGTTATTTTATTTATTCCGCATTATTTGCATTTTTACTGACAACTTCCATAATTCATCATTCAAACAAAACATTTTATACATATGTGGTTGACAAAATTGCAATTATATGTGTTGTCCTTTATGGTGGCTATTTATTTTATCAAAAAAATTGGACTGATAATATAATTTTAGCATCCAGCATTATTCTAACCTTCCTATCAACCATTTATTTGTATTATTATGGATACACATGTGACCAGTTTTGCTTTGCACCAGATAAATGCGAATCAGACTGGTATCATGGATTAATGCATTTGGTTGCGTCGGTCGGACACCTTATGATTGTGTTTTTATAATATGTATTTACCCCAAGACATTCCATGCCCTGGAGAATAATCTTTTATATTTAATTGAATAATTTTATTTTGTTCTAAATGTTCAGTCCAAGTCTTTGTAGGTCCAATAGTCCATCCTTGTTCCCAACCTTTTGTAAATATGGTATCATCAAGAATAACAATAGTATCTTTATGTGCTAAATAAAAACAATTTTCCATATCCATTTTTGCTGTTTCATAATCATGACCACCATCAATAAATATAATATCAAATTTAGTATCTTTATTATTTTCAATAAAATTAGGAACAGTTTTTACACTATCACCAAGTATTAATATGTGTCTATTTGGATAAGTTGTATCTATGTACTCCTTTGCAAATGTAACATAAGCATGTTCTCCCAAATCGAATGAAGTTAATTTTAAATTTTTATTATTTTGTAAAAAAACTTCAGCAGAATGGCCGGCATTAAATCCAATTTCCATAATATTTATATTTGGTTTATTTGTTAAGTTTATTAAATCTTCTACTTGTGGTTGACATGACTGACAAAATCCTTCAAAACAATTAAAACCTCTACTATTCAAAAAAGTTGTAATTGACATATTATTTATTAAATAATTATCTTTATACCACAAAATAAAAAAACTATAAATAATTATTTATGTAAAAAGATGTTACAGAAATATGTTATATAAATTTAAATGACGGTTCTCTCTTGTAAATTGATGGGCGGATTAGGAAACCAATTGTTCCAAATCTTTGCAACTATTTCTCTCGCGTTAACTACCAAGAAAATATTTTTGTTTCCCTATTCGGATGTGCTGACAACCGGAATTACGCGACGCACATACTGGTACACCTTACTCGATAAATTATTCAACAATACAACCTGGAGTCGGCCGGAAGTTGACAATCCGCACATTTTTTCTTTACCGCAGATTGGAGAGAAGGGATTTGAATATGATGAAATGGTTGCAATTCGCGTGAATTTGGAAAAAAATCCAGCATGCTTGCATGGATACTTCCAGTCTTACAAATATTTTGAAAAACATTATGAAACCATTATCCAGCTAATTGGATTACGGGCAAAACAGGAAGATATTCGCAATAAAACCACATTATTAAGTTGTGTTGGAAATACAACAATTTCTCTCCATTTTCGTCTAGGAGATTACGTTTCAAAACAAAGCCATCATCCAATTATGTCAATTAAGTATTATATGGGCGCATTGACACATATTATTGACCAAGTAGGTTCGGACACATTCCGCGTAATCTATTTTGGAGAAAAAGACGACGAATCAACTATTAAAATTTGCATTCAGATACTCACAAAGAAGTTCCCCAACTTGGAATTTGTAAATGCGGATTTGGAGGAGGACTGGGAACAAATGTTGTTGATGAGTGTGTGCACCCATAACATTATTGCAAATAGCAGCTTCAGTTGGTGGGGGGCCTATTTTAATCGGGACCCAAAGAAAATTGTATGCTATCCAGCAAGATGGTTTGGAGAGGCGTTACACCATGATACCAAAGATTTGTGCCCGCCGAGTTGGCGACGTATATAGGGAATTAAGGGAACTACGTTCCCCTATGACCCCTCCTTTTAAGGGAAGAGTCAAAGACGTAAGCGAAGCTGAATAACCGTAGGTTTCTTTTAGTTTTCCAAAAATAAATATAAGAACTTTTTATATTTATTTGTTAATGAAAATCGCTTTCTACACTTGTTTTTTCGGCGCGGATTCCAATGAGAGAAACAAAATTCCGCCATCACCAAAGTTGAATGACTGTTTTTTCTTCACCAATAATCCAAATACTTATGCAAACCTGGAGAACACTGGATGGACCGCAGTATTTGTTGATATCCCTGTAAAAAACAATCTTACAATGGATGCAATGGATGCAAAACATTTGAAGGCGTGTCCCTACATGTATCCGGAACTAAATGGATACGACGCAACTTGTTATTTTGACAGCGCACTTAAAGTAAATACGGAGGAAGTGATTGAACTTGCAAATAAAGCGTTTACGTATAGCAACTATGATATGTTGATTGCGCGACACCCATTCATTAGTGCCACATGGCCACCGTCTGCCAAAAGTGAGTTTACAAATGCAATGTTGCAACAAAGATATGCAGCAGAGAGAGACAAATATGAAAAATATATGGCTGAACAGATTCAGTCGGGGCTTTTGGAGACGGATGACATCCATTATGCAACGGGGTTTATTGTCAGAAAAAACAACATGGAAATGCGTAAACTGGGTGAGGTGTGGTATCGGCACATTTTGGCATGTGGGATTGAATGCCAGATTAGTTTTTTCTTTGTCCAACAAATGTTCAAAGGAAAAATTTATGGAATAGAGCCGTATTCATGCTTCAAGGCTTTCTAGGTAGGGAAACCAACGGTTAAGGTGCCCTATAGGCACCGACGGTCGGACGCTTCCGGAGCGTCCTTTCCCCTATTCCCTCGCTTTTGCCCTTAAGGGAAACCAACGGTTAGCTATATAAAGGAAGGATAAACAAAGCAAAAAATGCTAACTGTAGGTTAGCTTTATGGAGTCTCGTCACAATCAATTCTCTCTAAACACTCTTTGGCACAAGTGCAGCACCGAATGTTGCAATCCATGACGACTTCGCAAGAATTCAAACAGAAACGCCAGCAGCAAATGCATGTTTTGCAAATAGATGCGGTAGTTTTGGTGCATTTCATGCAACCGCGGTCCATAACTTCTGGTTTTACTGCTTCCAATTTGACCTCTTCTTTTGCTTCAATTTCTTCTTCCTTTTTTACTTCGGTGTGCTTTACTTCAGTTGACATTATACATTAGAAAAACATAAAAAAAGGTAGGGGAACCAAAGGGTCTACCGAATCATGTAAAATTGAACTTTTAATAAAACAATTTATTAAAAATATTAAAGATATCCAATCAAATAATTATAACCAAAGAATTGTCATCCAAAGAAATGTCATCCAAAGAAATGCAAAAGACCATCAAGTTGCTCATGAAGATGCCCATGTACAAGGAGCTGATAAATGAGAACAAAGTTTTAACAGAGAGAATTCGTTCTTTAGAATATGCAGTCCAATACCTGGAATCCAAGAATGCAAAGCTTGAGAAGAAACTTAGTAAAAAACAAAAAGTTGAAAAAATCATTGATTTGTCGTATCACGATAATGATGTTGATGATGAAGAAAATGGAAACATATCAATTGTGATTGAGGAACCCGATGAAAATACAAAGAAAAATGCATTGGATGAATTACTTACAAAATATCCAGATTACCAACAATACAAGGAAGTTGTTATCAAACGAGAGGCGGTTGTAGTTAAGGTAGAAGAAGATGAGGTAGTGGAAGTAGTTGAGGTAGATGAAGATGAGGTAGAAGTTGTAGTTGAGGAAGAAGAAGAGGAGGTAGAAGAAGTTGTAGTTGAGGAGGTAGAAGAAGTTGTAGTTGAGGAGGAAGAAGAAGAAGAGGTAGAAGTTGTAGTTGAGGAGGAAGAAGAAGAAGAGGTAGAAGTTGTAGTTGAGGAGGAAGAAGAAGAAGAGGTAGAAGTTGTAGTTGAGGAAGAAGAAGAAGAAGAGGAGGAAGAGGAAGTTGTAGTTGAGGAGGAAGAAGAAGAAGAGGTAGAAGTTGTAGTTGAGGAAGAAGAAGAGGTAGAAGTTGTAATTGAGGAAGAAGAAGAGGTAGAAGTTGTAGTTGAGGAAGAAGAAGAAGAAGAAGGTGACGGCGTCTACGAAATCGAAATCAACGGAAAAACTTACTACGTTTCAAACGAGACCGACAGTATCATTTACGAAGCTGATGAAGAAGGTGAGATTACGATTGAAGCCGGTGTATACAAGAATGGAAAGCCTGTATTTGCATAAACAAATAAAAATATAGATATAAAAACTTTTTTTTATATTTATAATAAAAAAGGAAGAAAAGAAAAAAGGAAGAAAAGAAAAAAAGAAAAAAGAAAAAAGGAAGAAAAGAAAAAAGAAAAAAGAAAAAAAAGGGAAGGATTTAAAGGAAACCGTAGGTTTCCTTTATTTATATAAAGTGCATCGACATAGTAATTTTGCGTCTGTTATAATGCATCGGTCGATTCCCATTTTTTAAATCATGCACAAATTTTGCATGTTTTACTTCTTCATATCCTGTTTTAAAATCGGTGACATTAACAAAATCCGTGTTATCATCAATGTTGTAATCCAATTTAAAAATAGTATAAAGTCCCTCATTTGTTTTTGTTGAATATTTTTCAAAATCAAATTTGTTCATTACACGTTCAGTTCCGTGTTCAAAATGGATAATGTTTGCGTTGTCGTTAATTTTGAAAAAAACATCGCGATTAATCTCGATTCCCAATTTGAGTGCTCTTTGTTGCAGCAAATTGTCCTCGTATCCCCAGCCCCAAAAATTGGGGAATCCACCAGTGCGTTCAAAATCGCGACCCAAAACAGATATAATTCCACCAAGTGTATACGTATATCCGTAAAAATGTTTGATTTTATTTGCAGTGGTTTCATATGGCAAGATATTTTTGTGCGCGGGCATATTATCCACATCATTGAATACAAATGTAATATTTTTGTAATCATTTGGATAAAGCCTTGTTGCAACAATGAAGCCAATGTTTTTCATCGCCCCGCGATTAAATTCGCGCGTATCTTGCTGATGGATAAACATATATTTATATGAACCTTCTGGATAATCCTCCATAACCATTTTCATATGGTTTTTAAAATTTTCTAAATGTGTTTCGCGGTTGCGATACGGGACAATAAAAATAATTTTTGGCGTCATTTTACTTACTATATGTTTCTATTTATTTCCGGCGAATTTTTTCATAACACAAGGCGGAACTAAATCATTCTTGATTGTCTCCAATTTGCGATAACATTTGCTAATTGTGACTTCGCTCACTTTGCAAACAGTTGCAATATCGCCTTTGGTCTGTGTCAAATTAAATGTCTGGCACACAAAATAAATAATTCCGGCGGCAACAGAATGGGGCGTGTTGTCCTGGATGATATTTGCCTTTTCCACCTTGGATGCAATAAATTTGCAAAGCATGGTCTGGTCTTTATTAATATTCAATTTACTACAATATCTCTCAATAAAAGCACTGGGTAAGGTAACGCCTAAATTAGTTACTTCCAATCCATTGTTGCGCTGAACATTATTCTGTATCTCTAATGCCAGACTGCACCCGTGCGTAGCACTTGCATTATCCAGATTGAATATCTCGGCAATTTCATGAGGTGTTCGCGTGCATCCGTTCAACCTGCATGAAATGTAGATGGACGCGGCTTTGATTCCGTCACGGTTGCATCCGCGGAACATTTTTTGTTCGGATATATCTTTGTGAATGGCCAGCGCATCATCCACAAATATTTTAGGAATACCGGCATTTTGGGCCATGGTGCTTATATACATGAATTCACTGTAAAGCGATTTTTCGCGGTGGGGGATGGATTGCCACTCGGTCCATTTGCCAATGTTTCGCATTTGGTAGGATGATTTGCTGGTATATAATACTTTGCACCCAAGCGACGATTCCTGCAACAATGGATTGATTGGATTACCGCAACGAGTGGGGTCCGATGCATTTTTGTCATCCGCGCCGTAAAAACGCCATTCGGGACTTAAATCAACAACGTCCTTGAATATTTTGCCGCATTCGGAGTTGACACACGTAGGAAATCCTTCGTCGACAATCATTAAAACGGAATTGCAACTGGTGCAAATATCTGGATTTGATTCGTATATGCATTCCACGGTGGATGGAGTGGTTTCGCTTTCATTGTCCAGAATTTCCCATATTTTGTTTTTTTCTAAACTGGTTAGCTGGCTTTTTCTTTTTTTAGTTTTTGATTTTGATGCAATTGCTATTTTTTTTTCATGTTGTTCTTCTTCCATTATAATTGTTTAATAGTATTTAGTCTGATATTGAACGCAAGATAATTTTATATTCTTTGCATTTGTTCTGTGTAAAACTTCAATTTTAAGGGGAACCAAGGGAACAAAGGGAACCAAGGTTCCCTTTTAATCACGCCTTTTAATACCTCCTTTTAATCACGCCTTTTAATCACGCCTTTTAATCCCTCCTTTTAATCACGCCTTTTAATCCCTCCTTTTTAATCCATCCTTTTAATCACGCCTTTTAATCTCTTCCATTGAATATTATGTAAGCATATAGTAAGGATGAGTAAAAAACGATTGTATAAAAAAAATATTAAAACTAAAAAAAAAATAAAGGGTGGTCTTGATGGTATTGTAGCAGCTGCTGCCGATTCTACCAATAAACTTGGTGATGAACTTGGTGGTGTTGTTAACAAAATTGATGGTGTTTCCGATAAACTTAGTAATAAAGTTGGTGATGTTGACAATGCTCTGAATGCTGCTGGTGACAATGCTCTTGGTGCCGTTGGTCTTGGTGCTGTTGCAAACAATCCTTTTGCAAAAGGTGCATTAAATGCTGTAGATAAATTAAAAAAAGGATTACAATTTATAAAAGGTTCACTTACTCCAGAAGATAAATATCGCCATGCTTTATTAAAATTAAGAAAAAATCCAGGTTTTAAGAATTATTTTGCAACCGCAGTAAACAAAGTAATTGTTTTAAATTTTTACAATGTATTGATAGAATTAGGAAAATACTCTAGAAATTATTCAGATATTTCAAAAGAAATTTTTGAAATTACTGGAGAGAATATGTTTGATGAAGATAATGATTTATATTCTGAATTGAATGAAGAATCATCTGTATTGAATGAAGAATCATCTGTATCCGAAGGATCCAAAGAAACTGATTGTGTTCAAGATAATACAGATAAAATTTTATCAGACGAAAACATCGAAAAATTCTTAAATGATACAATAATACTTTGTATACCAGTTATTAAACAAAACTTTAAAAGTCTAGGAACCATAATTGATGATTACAAAAAATTAAAAGGCAAAATGAATGGATTACTTGAAAAAGCAGAACGAGAAAACAATGTTGAAAAATATTTTGACGATTTTCGAATTTTGTCAGATGAAGCAATTGAACAAATCAATGCTATTTTTAATGACTTTGATACAAGCAAAATGAGTGGCGGTAAAGAGATAGATAATATAGAAGACGATTTTTATGATGCATTGTTAAAAATGTCTATTGGAAACAGAGACAATTTTTCAAAACTTTTAAAACAAAAACTTCATGGGATATTGAACAAAATAATAAAACAACTTTATGATATTGCAAATTGTGAAAAAATCATTGATTCAAAAAATGAATATGACAATGATGAATATGATGAATATGATATGAAATTTTTAGAAAAAGCAATTGAAACCAGTGATTTTAACATTGACGAATTTGCAAGCAGAATTTCAGAAAGAATTGGAGACCTTAAAAAAAAACAAGAAAGTCTTAGAGAAAAACAATCGGATTTTGACAAAAAAGCAGAAGAAAACTATGATAATTTAAAAAAAAAATCAGAAGAAAACTACAATAATTTAAAAAAACCTTTTACAAAACTTTTTGATGATAAAGATTTATCAAAAGATGATGATAAAGATGATAAAAAAGATGATAAAAAAGATGATAAAATAGATTTATCAAAAGATTTATCAAAAAAAGGCGGTGCAAAATTATTTTTACCAGAAGCAATGAGAGAAGAAGCAAATGCCGTCTCTGATAGTTTATCAATGGTTGAATCACAAACAGAAATACAAGAAGAAAATTTAGAAATTGTTAAATTTCAAAAAACATTAATTGGAATAATTCAAAAAATGATTTGCAAAATTCAAAAAAACTCTAATATTGATTTGGACCCATTCAAAAACATTGTGAAGCCCGCTTTTATTGAAAAAAAAATGCAATTTAGAAACCTTGTTAAAATTTGGTCAAAGGATTTCAATGAAAAACGAGATTTGTTAATTCAACTGAATGAAGCTTTGAATAAAGATTCAAAAGAAAAGAAAGATTTAGTTACACAAGAGTCTTTTGAAGAAGTATTAGAAACAAAAGAATATATGAAAAAAATAAAAACTCAAATTGATATTGCCGTAAAAAATCAAAAAGAAATAAAAGAATACATCAAAACAAAAGAAGAGAAAAAAAAAGAAATTGATGCTGAATATAAAAAAATAACAAATGAAATAAATTATAATGATGGAATTAACTACTATATTAAAGATGAAAATGGAAAATATATTTTACAAAATGGAAAAATACTAACTGTTGATGGAAATCTTATAGCAAAACTTAATTTAAAAGGAAATCCATCAATTAAATGTAGTAATTGTTATATAAAAAACGACGAAAAAATCGCAGCAGATGCAGCAGCAGCTAACAAAACTGGTAATCTGGATCCATTTGCAGGCGGAAGGCCTACTCGGAAATTTTCTTCTCCAGTTTCTCGAAAAACTCGGCGTCGTAAACAAACTTCCCGGTAGGTTTGTAATTTGAAATGGGTGTAAAAATCTTCGTCTCTTTCTTTGTATCTTTTTGAAAAAGTCGGTCATTCAGCTTCTCGTCTGATACGTGTTCCAGCTTCTCAATAACGTTTCCATTCTCATCAACAATTAAACCCATCTTCTTCTTAATTTCGCTCCTCACGTAGGATGGCACAAAATGCGCCCACGAAACAAAGAGAGAGTTCGGGTGCATATACCGAATATAAAATTTATTGTCCTCCAATTTATCCACTAAATAGGCAATGCAATCCGACTGTTGATAGACCGGTTCGCCAAATATATATTCGGGAACAGTGAACCATATATATTTCTCTCCATTGCGGCTGCGCGCAGTTATCTTAATCTTGTTGTGGATGCGGTTCAAAATCTTATTAAAGATAGACACCTGTTTCATATCCTTCTTCTGCTGTTTTTCGTATAAATCATCGATATTAATTTTGCCATCAGTTTCTTCTTCGGTGGGTAGTAAA